TTATGAAAAAGCAAAGCATTTGACCAAAGTTAGAAATCAGTACGGGGCAAAACCAGATCCAGAGGCTGGTCCTAGTATTTAATTTCCTCTAGTCAGAAAATCGACGGATTTGTCTATTTTCGCCTCAAATACACCAAAAACGCAAAAAAGTAGTACTTAAATAGTACTTTTTATAACTACGCACTAAATATCTCTACAAAGCCATACTTTATTATATCAGGAGAAAAGTACAATGGAAAACAAGAAATTTGAACAATTAATCGATCTCATTATTAATGAAGACGAAGAACAGGCGAAAGAACTGTTTCACAACATTGTTGTCGAAAAATCAAAAGAAATTTATGAATCAATCATGGAAGAAGAAATGAAAGATTCTGATGACCTCGAAGAGGGCATGGGCGGACAAGTTGGCGATCTTGCTGATGAAGTCCAAGCAGAAGAATCTGGAGTTGCTGAAGATGCTGAAGAAGAAATTGACATTGATTCAGAAGAAGTATTTGACATCGAAGGTGATGATGAAGTAGATGCTACTTTAGACATCGAAGCAAACTCATCTGAAGAAGTAGAAGATGCAGTTGTAAGAATTGAAGACAAACTCGACACATTACTAGACGAGTTTGAAGAACTCATGGCCGACCAAGATGAATTAAAAGGTCGTGATGACGAGATGGATGCAGACTTGCATGACATCGAAGACGAAATTGAAGACCAAGAAGTTGACGTAGACGTTTCTGTTGATGATGAAGAAGTAGTTGCTGAAGCAATTAATCTTCCTAAAGTAACAGCACACATGGGAGACAACGGTGAAAACACTAAGTCCCCTGTAGACGCAAACTCAGGTCAAAAAGGAATGGATTCACACCCAGTCGATTTTGACAAAGGTAGTGATGAAAAAGGACGCCCTGCTCCGACTGCTAAAGACGTAGATGGCGCATCTTCATTCCAAAACGTTCCTGGAAACAACAAAGGACCTAAATTAAGTCCTGCTCCAAAGCCCGTGACATCACAGGCTGAAGGTACGAACACTAAATCTGTAATAGATTAAGGACTGATACAAATGGCTTTGTATCTTAAAGAACACTTATCATTCGACCGTGCTGAAATGATGGTCGAATCGGTGAAAGAAGGTGATTCTAATTTGAAGACTCTTTATATGAAGGGTATCTTCATTCAGGGAGGGGTAAAAAACGCCAATGAACGTGTTTACCCCGTTTCTGAAATCAAAGACGCCGTAGACACACTCAACGGCCAAATACAAGAAGGTAATTCTGTATTAGGTGAAGTTGACCATCCCGATGATTTAAAAATTAATTTAGATCGTGTTTCACATATGATTACTAATATGTGGATGGATGGACCTAATGGCTACGGTAAATTAAAGATTTTACCAACTCCGATGGGTCAGTTAGTTCAGACCATGTTAGAGTCAGGGGTAAAACTCGGAGTATCTAGTAGAGGTAGCGGAAACGTTAACGATTTAGATGGCCGAGTCAGTGATTTTGAAATAATCACTGTGGATATTGTTGCCCAACCAAGTGCTCCTAATGCATATCCTAAAGCAATTTACGAAGGTCTTATGAATATGACCAACGGACATAAAGTTTTAGAAGTCGCAAGAGAAGCAAGAGGCAATAAACAAGTAGAACGGTTTTTGAAGGACGAGGTAACTCGTCTTATCAAAGATTTAAAAATCGACTAAAAATAGAGGGGAAAACAGCATGTTAGATGCTATCAAACCATTAATTGATTCAGGTCTTATTAACGAAGATGTCGCAGGTGAATTAGAAAGCACTTGGGAATCTAAGTTAACTGAGGCTAAAGATCAAGTTCGTGGTGAACTTAGAAATGAGTTCGCACAAAGATACGAACATGACAGAAGTGTGATGGTTGAAGCCCTTGATAAGATGATTACAGAATCTCTAACTGAAGAAATTAAAGAATTTCACGAGGAGAAGACTGCAATTAACGAAGACCGCGTAAAAGCAAAAATGAAACTTAAGGAAAGTGCAAAGAAATTTAATAACTTTATGGTAACCAAGTTAGCAGAAGAAATTAAAGAACTACGTGCAGACCGTAAAGTTCAGTTGGAAAACCAAGATAAACTTCAAAAGTTTATCACTCATGCATTGGCTAGAGAGATCAAAGAATTTGCTCAGGACAGACAAGCAGTGGTAGAACAACGAGTCAAGTTAGTTGCTGAAGGTCGTACACAATTAGAAGCATTGAAAGAGAAGTTTATCTCTGAAAGTGCCTCAAGATTGAGTAAGTCAGTATCATCTCATCTGAAAGGTGAATTATCACAACTTAAAGAAGATATTCAAATTGCTAGGGAGAATAACTTCGGTCGTAAGATTTTTGAAACATTTGCAGGTGAATTTAGCACAACTTATCTTAATGATAAGGCTGAAACACGTAAGATTGTTTCTGAGTTAGACGACAAAGAAAAAGAACTAGCCGAATCAAGGGTTCAACTTGCGAAAGCACAAGAACTCATTGAATCAAAAGAACGTGAAGTAAACATTATTAAAGAATCTACTCAACGTGAAAAGACTTTAGACACTTTAGTGTCATCTTTGAACAAAGAGAAGGCTCAAGTAATGCGATCTTTATTAGAAAGTGTTCAGACGCCAAAACTGAAGAACGCATTTGATAAGTATTTACCAGCAGTATTGAACGAAGGAAGTGACAAGAAAACTGAAAAGGCTTCTTTAACTGAATCAGTATCAACTGCACAAACAGGTAATAAATCTGCCAAGAAAGAACAAGAGGTTGAGGTAGATGACAGCAATGTTATCGATCTTAAGCGCCTGGCAGGGCTTTAATATATAAACTAGACATAGAAATTTAGGAGAAAATAACCATGTCACAAGTACTCTTAGAAAGCCGTTGGGACGAGACAAAAGACGCCCTGTTAGAAGGCTTAAAAGGCACTCGCCGATCAACAATGGGTGTTATCCTTGAAAACACTCGCAAAGGTCTCTTAAATGAGAATGCTACCGCAGGTAGTACCTCTGCAGGAAATATTGCTACACTTAACCGTGTGATTTTACCAGTAATTCGTAGGGTTATGCCTACTGTTATTGCTAACGAACTAGTCGGCGTTCAGCCAATGACTGGTCCTGTTGGACAGATTCACACTTTACGTGTACGTTATGCTCAGTCATTGACTGACAATTCAGCAGCCGCTACTTCTGTAACTGCTGGTGAAGAAGCATTATCACCATTCAAAATTGCTCAGGCTTACTCACGTACAGCCCAAGCAACTGCGACTGCAAACTCTTATACTGGTGCTGATACAGCAACTTTAGAAGGTAACGGTGGTAAGCAAATCAGTGTGCAAATCTTAAGACAGGCTGTAGAAGCCAAGTCACGTAAGTTACAAGCACGTTGGACTTTTGAAGCCGCTCAGGATGCTCAGTCTCAACACGGAATCGATGTTGAAGCAGAAATCATGGCCGCTTTAGCACAAGAAATCACTGCTGAAATTGATCAGGAGATTTTACTATCTCTTAGAACATTGGCAGCAACTGAGTTCACATATAACCAGGCAGCGGTATCAGGTACTGCTACTTACGTTGGTGACGAACATGCCGCATTAGCAGTTCTAATCAACAGAGTTGCAAACTTGATTGCACAAAGAACACGTAGAGGCGCAGGTAACTGGGCTGTTGTTTCTTCTGCCGCATTAACTGTATTACAATCTGCTACTACATCAGCATTTGCACGTACAACTGAAGGTACTTTTGAAGCACCTACTAACACTAAGTTTGTTGGTACGTTGAACGGCGCTATGCGTGTTTTCGTTGATTCATATGCTCCTGATACTCAAGCAGTATTAGTTGGATACAAAGGATCATCTGAGACTGATGCGGCGGCATTCTACTGCCCATATATTCCATTAATGAGCAGTGGTGTTGTACTAGATCCATCAACATTCGAACCAGTCGTTTCATTTATGACACGTTACGGATATGTAGAGTTAACTAACACTGCATCATCATTCGGTAACGCGGCTGACTACGTTGGTGAAATCGCAGTTCAAAACTTAACTTTCCAATAAGCCGATTATTATATAATCAACTTATTATAAGTTTTAAGGAAGAGTCATTAGGCTCTTCCTTTTTTTGTGGTTGCCCTTTTTTGTAGTAAATACTTGACAATATTAACCAAAGGTTGTATAATAGTAAGATAAGTTTGGAGAACACATATGGCAAAAAGAATTTTTAGAATCGAAGCCGGTCGATATGGCGGTGAAACAGTAATCGGAGAAGTAGACGATTCATTTGTAGAAGCAATGATCAATGAAGACCAAGAAAAATTAATCGAACATTGTACAAGTGCAGACGAAGAAGACTTTGAAGGTCCTATTCCTTGCGAAGGGTATTATATGTGGGAGTGTGATGAAATAGAACACCTCAACTCAGCATATGCAGACAGCGGATTTATTGTTACTGAAGTAACTAATGAAGAAAACAAGTACGATTACTCAGAAACTGAAACTGACTTTGAACCAGTAGCATGTCTTTATAGTAGAGAAGCATATACACAAAATAGTGAACCGGATTGGGAAGATATTGACAAAGAAAAAGATGATTACATTCCAGTTCTAAACTTTCACAGTTCTGAAAAAGGTAATTTTGGTTGTTGGTTTGTAGAAACAGAAGGCGAACCATTCGACAAATATAAATTTACATATGGTATCGTTGAAACTAATATGGGAGAATTTATTGATAGAGTTTACTATGATGGCAAAGAATTAGATTGTGAATATGATTATTCTGATAGCATCGGTAAGGCTTATTATGCAGAAGTAGGCTGGTTCAATAGAAGATGGCATGATAGTTATGACAAATATGATGAAGATCAATTAGACTCTCTCTATTGGGAAGACTTTGCAGAAAATGTAGACTACGAAAAGAAAGAAGCATCTACAACAGTGCCCTTAAATATTTCAGCAGAAGAAATTATCGGAGAAGTAGGCACAATAGAAAATCCAGGGGAAATTGATCCTACAATTGAACCTATTAACGAACCACCTGTTGTCGGAGAAGCAGAAGCAGAAACTTATAAAGAATTACAAGACCAACTAACTCAACTCAACGGACACGGAGATGGTAGAGGGGAAGAAGGCGAAGAAATCTAAATGGCTAGATGTCGCCCGGAAGACTGTAATTTAGAAACAGACAATTTAACTATAATTTGGTATCATAATTACTCAGGTGGCAAATTTATGGCTAACTGTCTAAGTCTATCTGATCATGGGTTATTCGGTCACAAAGAAATGACTGAAGCACAACTTAAAGGAGAGTTGTCTTCTGATGATAAATTAAACTATTTGTTAGGTCAAATAGACGAAATTGAAAAAGGAGTCTTTTGGACTGATCTTAATATATCAGATAATAAATTTTTTGGTTTTGATAAAAAAGATTATATCGATCCTTGGAGAGGTATATCATACCATAGTTATGTCAAAGATATATCATATGGTGATTATAAATTTTTTATAGCATCGCATTTTAATCCAGAAGTTATTGAAATCAAAAAGATTTGGAAGAATGCAAATATTATATTGTTTACTCATCCTCATGGGTATGTCGAAAAAAGAGCAAAGAACGATCCGAAAATCAGTGTTTTTTATGATAGACTTGTTGATTACGAAGACAATATAGCAGAAATGAGAGCATTGCCTAATGTCGTATATGAATTTGATGTGCGAAAGTATGAGTCTGAAACCGAAACATTAGATGCAGTCAAAGAAATGTATGATATATTAAATATCAAAGGGTATGACAGAGAAAAACTTGCAATCTATTATAATCACTGGTACAACAAAATCGAAGAAATTAAATACGAATCGTAGAATCTACTGACATTTCTAATTGTTTTCGACCCTCTCGTAATTTCTTATTGCGTAATCTACTACAGTTAGCACAGATTGTCAATATGTTTTCTTTTGTTTTGTTATTAGGATTAAAATCTTTATAAGCAATATCTAATTGAATTAAATCTTCAGGTACAAATCCACACTCAATACACATTGTATTTTTCATTGGTATTTTTTTATTATAGATTGCTTTAGCACAATCTGTACAATATTTGTGCCATTTTTGAAAGCCATGTTTACTAACGCCGTTTGGTTTAGCAAAAGATATGTTGCAATTACTACATTTTGGTCTTGCCGGTTGTCTTGTAAGCATAATTTTATTTATTAAAAAGATTCATAGGGTTCTTTTTTCTAAACTAAATTTTATTATATCAGTATAAATACAGTATATAATTAATGGAACCTATACATGGCCGCAGACAAATTTAATGCATTAACCGGATTATCAGTTGGCTTGCCTCCAATTGATGTAGTAGCCGCTAATGGTAATATCGTTACAAATCATAACTATCCACAGGGTAATGTAACATCTAATAGTGTTTATGCAAACAATTACTTTTTTGCTAACGGAGTAGCATTTACAAGTGATCCTGCAGGATCAAACACCGAAGTTCAATTCAACAATGATGGTAATTTTGGTGCTAGTCCAAATTTAGTATTTGATTCTAGTGCTGGAACATTGATCTCAGAAAATCTTACAGTAACAGGCAATACACTATTGGGAGATGTCGAAACAGTAACAATATTAGGTGGAACAAACGGATATGTTTTACAAACAGACGGTTCAGGTGGATTAAGTTGGACAGCCCAAACAGGTAATGGTGGCGGAAACGGATCACCAGGCGGCGCCAACATGCAGGTACAGTTCAATAGTGCTGGTTCATTTGCAGGAGATGCAGGATTTACATATGATGTAGATGATGATTTACTATCAGCAATACATATTGAAGGTGAAGGTGGCAACTTATCTAACTTAACCTATGCAAACATTACAGGTATAGGAAACATATCAGCAATCAATCTTACAGGAGCAAACAATACTGTTTTATATGCTAACGGCGTGTTCGCAGATATTTCAGCAGGTGCAAGTGCAAACTTTGCTAACTATGCAGGTAATGTTACAGTTGCTAGTCAACCAAACATTACTTCAGTAGGTACATTAACAAGTCTTCAAGTCGGTGGCGGATTATCTGTAGTGGGTAACATCGGCGGAGCCAATATTGCAATCACAGATACTGCTACATTTACTGGTCCAGTAAATATTGATTCTCTTGGATCACTTGCAGTATCAGGTAATGCAAACTTAATGACATCACCTAACATAGAACTTCCAGTAGCAAACTTACACATCGACGGTGGACTTAACGGATATGTATTAGCCACAGATGGAGCAGGTAATCTTTCTTGGACTCTTAACTCAGGTGGCGGTGGTGGTGGCACCCCAGGCGGAGCCAACACACAAATGCAATTTAACAATCAAGGTGCATTTGGCGGTTCTGCTAACTTTGTTTATGACAGCACATTAAACAAAGCAACAATGGCAGGAGAGTTTGTTGCAAATAATTTAACAGTAGGTTCAGGTGCATATTCATTTAGAACTACTAAAGTAAAAAACGGTGTAACAACTACTACGTCAGCAGTTGAAATATGTGCAACAGAAGCAGACACAGTATCAGCAATTGATTATACTATTGTTGCTACAGATCCTGCAAATTCATCCAGACAAACAGTAAAAATTACAACAGCAGTATACGGAACAACAGTGAACTACTCAGAATATGCAACGATTTCTGTGGGTTCATTACTTGCTGATTTTGAAGTAACTTATGTTCCGGGAGATGCATTTAGAGATGCCCAAGTAGTACTTTATGCTACTCCAGCCACAACAAACGAAACAACTTATAAAATTTTATTAGAGGAATATTCTTCTTAAAAAAATAATAAAAAAATAAACGCAAAAAACCATTAGTTAGCAGTTAATTTTTGCGTAAAGATATAAATACAATTATAGTTTACGGAGACCAAACCATGGCAATCAAAGCATTTAACTCGGTTGCGGGATTTTCAGTAGGAGAAACCCCGGCCAACATAATTTTATCGAACGGTTATATCACAACGAACGGCGCAACGTTTACAGCAAACATTGCGGCATTGGGTGTATTAACCGATAACTTATATTACGCAAACGGCGTACCTTGGGACTTACAAGAACCAGCAGGCGCTAACACTCAAATCCAGTTTAACGATGATCAGGATTTTG